ATGCCTAAGGTTTATTCCAAGAAGGTACTTAACTTTTTTAGAAAAGCCTCGGTAGCTGAAGCTATCACAAACACAGATTATTCTGGTGATATTTCTGCATTTGGTGATACTGTCCGAATCGTCAAAGAACCTACGATTACTGTTTATCAGTATGAAAGAGGAGCTGACGTTACGCAGTCCAAACTTACCGACATTGAAGAAACCCTTACTGTTGATGTAGCAAACGCTTTCAAATTCAAAGTAGATGACATTGAGAAATCTATGTCTCACGTAAACTGGAAAGAGGTCGCATCCTCTTCTGCAGCTTACGCTCTTAAAGATGCTTTTGATGAAGGTGTTATAGCTGAAATGTTCTCAGGTGCTTCTACATCTTCACCTGACCATGTTATCGGTTCTGACAGTTCTACTGCTGATTCTACTATGACTCACGCAACGAACTCAGTCGATATGCTTGGTTCAGATGGAACTGGTGTAGATCCTTTAGATCTTATGGCTAGAATGGCAAGACTACTAGATGACCAAAATATTCCTGAAGAAGGAAGATGGTTTGTGGCTCCTCCTTCGTTTTACGAAGAGTTGTCAGGATCTAGTTCAAAGCTCATGTCAGTTGACTACAACGCAGGTCAAGGTTCTCTTAGAAATGGTTTAGTATCTAGTGGAAAGCTACGTGGATTTGATATGTACAAATCTAATAATATTGCTAGTACGTCTAACGCTACTGGTAAAGTTATTGCTGGACATATTAGTTCTACAGCTACTGCACAAGCTATCACACAAACTGAAGTGATCCGTGATCCAGACAGTTTTGGTGACATCGTTAGAGGTCTTCACGTCTATGGCGCTGATGTACTTCGTAGCGAAGCTCTTGTAGCTGCTTTCTACTTAATCGACTAATCGTTTAAGTAAAGAAAACAAAAACGGTGTGTGGGAAGGGAATTTTATGTTCTCCTTCCCCATACTAAAAAGAGGAAAGCATGGCAGAGATAGGAAACGAACAAAGACCTGTAATTTTCAAAAATAAGAAAAAAGGAAACAGGAAGCTAATAAGTGCAAGCAGCAGGATGACTGCTCAAGAAAGAAAAACATACAATAAGAATTGGGATAACATCTTCGGAAAACCCCAAAAGAATTTTAACAGACAGAAAGGCTAATGGCAACAACATACTTACAATTAACCAATGAGTTATTAAGAGAAACCAACGAAGTAGTGTTGACTTCTGCAAATTTTGGAAGTGCTATCGGTGTTCAAGCACACATAAAAGATTGTGTAAACAGAGCTTATAATGATATAGTCAGTGCAGAACCTAGATGGTCCTTTCTTGCTACAGGTGAAAGCGGATCAACAGATCCTTTTTATGGCAACGTATATGTTGAAACAGTAGCAGGAACACGTTGGTACGAATTAAAAGCATCGTCCAGTTCTATTACAACAGACTACGGAGCAGTAGACTGGAACGATTTTTATCTAACAACTATTGGAGTAAGTGGAGCATCAACACCTTACACCAGTAGAAACTTATCTTTTGTAACGACTGAAGAATGGAAAGATCATTTAAGAGTTTCTGAAAATATAGATGATGCAGATACTCAGACATACGGAGAACCTAGATCGATTGTCCGTAGTCCTGACGGAAGGAATTTTGGAGTAAGTCCGATACCAGATAAAGTATACAGAGTATGGTTTTTTGCTTGGGATTTACCTACAGCACTAAGCGCACACGGAGATGAAATAGTATTTCCAGATATGTATAGTTCTGTATTGCTGGCAAGATCTAGGTACTATATGCACCAATTTAAAGATAATCCGCAGAGTGCTGCTTTTGCACTAGATGATTATAAAAAAGGATTGAGACAAATGAGATCTAATCTTATGAATCCTGCTCCTAAGTTTATGTCAACGGATCAAATATAAAATGGCACAGTCACAACCTTTTGCACTGGCTTGTCAAGGTGGCTTGAATAAAGTAGCAAGTCAGTTTGAATTATTTAGAAGTCCGGGAGAAGCTACAAAATTAAAGAATTTTGAAGTCTCTACACAAGGTGGTTATAGACGCATAAACGGATATAGTCAGTTTGGAGACGGCACCAGACCAAATAGCTCGAACGCTATTAAAGGATTACAAGTATATGCAGACGGTTTAATTACTTGTTCAGGAACGAACATATACTTCAGTCAAGACGGAGATAGTTGGTTACAAATAAATAAAGACAGTGTTGCAGGAGGAGGAGATAACTATAGCACATTCGGAGGCAGAAGTACATTAGCGAGGACTTCACAAGGTCAAGCATCTTTTACAATTTATGAAGGTGATTCAGATTACGGAGAGTTAATAGTAACTGACAGAGGTTCAGCAACAAAACCTTTCTATTTTAAAATGACGGGTACTGGAGATTTAGATACACGAACATTTTTTGCAAAAGAAATAACAGTAAGCGGAGCTGTTTATCCTAAATACTGTGTGATTCATGATAAGCATTTAGTGGTAGCTGGCGCAGGAACTGCACAAAATACAATTTACTATAGTGGTACAAGTGATATAGATGATTTTACAACGACAGGTTCTGGAAGTATAAAGCTAGATGATCAAGTAGTAGGTTTAAAATCTTTTCGTGATGATTTAATAATTTTCTGTAAGAACAGTATTTATAAATTAGTCAATATAAACAACTCGTCTACTATTGCAGTACAGCCGATTACAAAAAACATAGGTTGTTTGGATGGCGACAGTATTCAAGAGATTGGTGGACAACTGTTATTTTTAGGACCAGACGGAGTAAGAACAGTTGCAGGTACAGCAAGGATTGGTGACGTAGAATTAGGATCTTTAAGTAGAAAGATACAACCAATTATAGGAGACATTGCATCTAATATTAGTTCTTATAATATTAATAGTTGTGTCATTAGAAAGAAGTCACAATATAGATTATTTTATGGATCTTCAGGAACAGCAACAAGTGTATCAGAAGGAATAATAGGAACACTAAGAATTACTCCTGAAGGCGGAACACGTTTTGAGTGGTCAGAAACAAAAGGCATACAAGCGAGTGGAGGCTTGACTTCTGGATTTAACTCAAACGGTATAGAGAAATTTTATCACGGTGATTATGCTGGCTATGTTTATAATCATGATACAGGAAACGATTTTAATCCAGCAGGAACAGCAACAAACATAAGCGCTGAGTACGAAACACCGAGTCTAGACTTCGGAGAATTAGGAACTTTAAAAACTTTAAAATATTTAAAACTATCGGTAAAACCAGAAGGATCAGTACAGCCTTCATTAAAAGTAGGCTATGATTACGATGACGATAACATTGCACAGCCTTCTAACTACACGTTAGATACGATACCCAGTGCTGCAATTTTTGGATCGGGTGTTTTTAATAGTGTTACGTTTGGCGCAGCAGAGAATCCGATGGTTAGAAAAACAATAGAAGGAACGGGCAATACAGCTTACTTTAGATTATTTAGCGATGATACAAACGGACCTTACACAATAAACGGAATATATATAGATTACGCACCTTCAGGGAGAATATAAGAAATGGCACAAAGTTATACAAGACAAAGTAGTTTCAGTGATGGAGATACCATTACTGCTGCGTTGTTTAACGATGAATACAATCAATTAGTCAATGCATTCACATACAGTTCTAGTAGTGCTTCAAGTACTGGACACAGACATGATGGTACAGCAGGACACGGTGGTAATATACACACCATAGGAGATTTAGATTTCCTTAATAAGATCATGGTATCTAGTAATACTTGGGAGTTCTATGTAGAAGTTTCTAGTGCAGCAGCTAAACAAATGATACTACAAGACGGTGCGTTGGTTCCTAACGCAGACAGTGATTTAGACTTAGGTACAAGCTCAGTATATTTTAAAGATGCTTACATAGATTCAATTACAACTACTGGAGCCATTACAAGTTCAAGCACAGTTCAAGGAACAACCATAACAGCCACTACAGCATTTGTGCCAGATGCTTCTGATGGTGCTGCTCTTGGTACAAGTGCATTAGAATTTAGTGATCTCTTTTTAGCTGACGGTGCTGTTATAAACTTCGGAGATGATCAAGACGTATCACTTACACACGTAGCAGACACAGGCTTACTTCTTTCAAGTACTGACCAACTTCAGTTTGGTGATTCAGGTACTTACATTTATCAATCAGCAGATGGTGTCTTAGACTTAGTAGCAGACACAGAGATTGAAATCAATGCAACCACTATAGACATTAATGGTGCTGCTGATGTTTCAGGAAACCTAACCGTTGGCGGAAACTTAACAGTTACTGGTAGTGCTACAATAGCAGGGAACTTAACCTTTGGTGACGCAGCTACTGATACAGTGGCTTTTAGTGCTGATGTTGCTTCCAATCTTTTACCAAGCGCTGACAATACTTATGATATAGGTGCTTCAGGTTCTGAGTGGAAAGATCTTTATATTGACGGAACAGCATACGTAGACGCTATTAATTATAATGGTACTGCAATTACAAGCACTGCAGCAGAATTGAATATCCTTGATGGTGTAACCAGTACTGCAGCCGAATTAAATATCCTTGATGGTGTGACATCTACTGCAGCCGAATTAAATATCCTTGATGGAGTTACAAGCACTGCAGCCGAATTAAACATACTTGATGGTGTAACTAGTACTGCTTCAGAACTAAATATCCTTGATGGAGTTACTAGTACTGCTGCAGAATTGAATATCCTTGATGGTGTAACTGCAAGTGCTACAGACATTAATCTTATAGATGGTATAA